CCAACCTCTCCGCGCACTCGCGCCATTGATTGCGCTCGCTTTTGTATTGCGCAGCCAACTTCATAGCCACTTGGTAGCACTCTCTTGCCTCGTTACGTTCTCGCTCCAACTTTTGAGCAAGCTCAACCTCTACATATCCAGAGGCTTCAATGCCGTTGTATACAAATTCAGCTTTTTCTGTTTCGGGTGTGTCGCTCATATTTTTTCTATGGCTTCCTCTTCATAAAGACGGATATTTATTTTCCAAAGGTGGGGCCAAACAGTCTGTTTTTTAAGCCATGTAAAGAACTTGTCCATTGCCTCTGACGGGGATTTAGCATCAATAGCAACCTTCCCTGCAAAGATGTTTCCATCAGAATTGTAATGAGCAATGTATGTTTTCATGATTCAGGATTTTTGACGTAGTTTTTCAGATCTTCAATCGGACGCAAATCCTCATGTGGAACAAAATAACAGATTGGTTCTCTGTTGTATAAATACATCTCCTGTTTGGCTTCACTGGCTTTTATCCAACCTTTGATTTCGTAGGTTGGACACCTGCCAGTTACCGATACCACAAATCCATCATCATCTGGGCGAACTTTCAAATCATTCCTTGATGACCAGCGTATCTCAAGATTTGTGTTAACAACATCCGCAACATGGAACGTGTTGACCCCGAAGCCCCAGTAGATATTCAGGTATTTGCAGACAGCAAGCTCCGCATGAGCACTTTCGATATGGAACCCCCAAAGTTCTCCTGTGACTTTCTCTGGGAACCTTGGTTTACGTTTTCTGTAGGATGCTTCGGCGTTTCGGCGCATACCGATATACCCAGCCACCAACACTTCATTTGCGTTGAGATCTATCGTCATGGATTGGTTAGATGCAGTCCGATGCAATCCGTTCAAAAAATGCTACTTTTTCTTTTGCAGTAGATGGTAGTTGCAGGCCATCCACTTCATGGCTTGGATATCGTTGCCAACCTCACTAGCCGTCACGCAATTATCACTGACAACCCCGTATTCTTGGAGCAAGTTCATCACCTGCTTTTCGTCATCCTCGCGGATTGTGATCCACTCCTTGAGTTTGTTTTTCACTTTGGATTGACTGAGTCCTTGATAACCTTCAAGAACACAACAACTATTCCAATCCAGAAAATATAGCTTATCGTGTAGTCAACCATTGAAATGTGGCCATAATTCCAACGATGGCGAAGTACCAGATAATACAGGTGAAAATCCAAACAAAAGCGAACAAGATCTTGCTCATTGTCTAGCTATCATTAAAAATCCGATGTTCGCAAGCGCGTAACCTCCAAAGGCAATAGCCATAGGGACATTCCCCTTGATGTAAAAATCAACTGCTGTAGCAATGTAGCACACTGTGCAGATGGCTATGCCAATGAAGCCCATCTCCTACCAATCGGGATCTTCGTTGGTCTCTTGCTTCTTGTTCTTCGGGACATAGGGAGGTCCGAATTTCAAGCTGAGATACTTTGCACCCTTCTGACTTGTCTGCTGCCAGATGGAAACCTCATACTCCTTACCACCCACCATCACTGGTCCGCTATATTTCGGAGCCTTGGGATTGTCGTTTTGGCGCGGAAACGCTGCTCCGCTGTTGTCTTTCTTTTCTCTCATTTTTTCTTTTTCTTTACTAATGAAGGCCGCTTGGTTTTCCGCTTATTACCAGCCCTCTTGGTAGCAAGCGGTGTTTTCTGAACGGGGCTGTATGACCCAGTAGAAATTTTCATATAGTCCAAAGTTGTCATCTCATTCTGTAGCTTTTCAATAACAAGACGCAATGCTTCGATTGCCTCAGGAGTAAGGTGGAAGTCCGTTACGATGTCTCCATTAATTATGAATAAGCTGCAAATTCCATTGTTGTAGAGACCCCAGATGCGGCGATATTTGTCAATGGTTGCTAGATAGGCTGGACTATTCATTGTTTTTCAGAGTGACTTCTTTTTTGAGATCTTGAACGATCTGCTCAAGAGCATCATAGGTAACAAGAAGGTCAATCTTTTCTCCGTTTTTTTCTCCAGAAATCATAACAATATTATCTGACCCGCCATTAAGTAGCGTAAAGTCGCTGGCAATATATGCGCTGTTTAGGCGTTTTGTTATTTCGTTGTTGATTAACGGTGTTGTTGGGTTTTGTTCTTCACTCATAAATTAGCGGGCATTTGTTGCGTAGCGGACAAATGTGAAGCCGTCTATAAAGGTATGCTCAAGCGGGATTGGCTCTTTGTCAACCCTCCAAAGAAAATAAATAAGAGCATCACCTGCTCTTTCTTGGGTTATGTATCCTTCTTCTTGCTGTTCAAAATGGCTATACTCCACCCATCCCGAAACGGATTCAAAGACTTTTGCGAGTCCTTCGCTCATGATTAATATAGACAGATAATCCTACAATTCGTTCAAAGTCAAATAAAAATAGTTGTAACTCCTGCTTCATCAAGCATTTGCAAAGCAGCTTTAAACGAATTTTCCCACCTTTCGTTGTGGCTGTATGGGCAATAAACCTCCTTGATCCCGCTTTGAATGATAGCTCCAGCACATTGGGCACATGGTTGAAATGGGTGGATGAAAATAGAGTAGCCAACCAGAGGTTCTTTAGCCGCTAGAATAGCGTTGAGTTCTGCGTGTAGAGTAAACAACAGTTTTGTACTTCTATTGCTGATTCTATCCATTGAATCATCTACTCCACGGGGAAATCCATTGAATCCTACAGAGGCAACCGTTCTGTCGGGACGAACAATCGCGGCCCCGACTTGTGTTCCATCCTTGCTCCAACTAGCCACCTCTTTAGCCAACCCACAAAACCTAGCAATCCACTTGGCATTCATTTTACTTCAAATCCTATTTCTTTGAGCTTTTTGACAACGGATGCATTTACGGCGAGTTTGGCTTTTTTTTCATACTCGTCTTTAGCCCTCCACATTTTAACTTCTGCTATCAGAGTAGAAAGAATAAGTAGAGGAGGCTCTCCTTCATAGATGGCCATATCGTTAAGCATGGCCACAATGGGATCTGTGGCTATAGGTGCTGGAATGGAGTCGCTATCTCCTAGTAGATCAATCATAATATAGTCCTATCAGTTTTGGAGGAGGGTTCAATGCGGTAGCCAGAGATACAAGCTTTGTCGGCATTCCTTCCCACACTTTAGTTGTTTCATAGCTCTTCTTGCACCACTTGCGGTTGACTAATGTCCAATGGTAGCCGATAACGTAGGCGTTGGCCATCTGGGCGTATTGCTTCAAATCTACAGGAAGTTTGTTTCTGGCTATCTTTCGCAAACTTCGTTTTTCGCAGTCCCACTCAAGTTCTACTACTTGGAGTATATACTTTTCAATATAGTCAACCCTCTTTCCGGCCAACCACTTATCCACTTTTCCAAGAGCTTCCTCCTTGGATTCGTGCCACTTGGGTCTTTGAAGTTGTTGGTCGAGATGGCATGTCTCATGGACAAACACATCAATCCAAGTCGATAGCGGACGTTTAGTAGCTATGCGGAGTTCCTTGTTATCCGCCCACCCTACAGATGTAGCTTTACCTGTAATAAGATGTTTTTGTGGGACAAAAGATAGTTTGAACTGTCTATACTTAAGGATTGACCGACCCAGAAAGTTTATTGTGGCTTGATCCATAGATGGTAGAGGTTACTCCTCCCCATCTTCGACATCAAGATCTTCCACTTGTTCAAATAACTTTCTGATAGGGTTATCGCAAAAGCCTTCTTCTTGTTCTGGAAACGGCATTAGAACCCCCGTGTCATCGTGGGAGACCTTAAGATCAGCATCGAATTGGCTCTGTGTCACGAAATAACTCTATCAACGTCTCTTCTTCCTCGCGAGTTTTTTCTTGGCGGATCTCAAGCGCGATATCTTGTTCTCGGTCATCGACCAAGAGTCCAACATAGCGGAGACAGTCAACGAGGTATTTCTGCCCTGCGTTGCAGGGATCGACCAGTCGCTTCCTAAAGATCGTAATGCGGACAAGAACGCGGCCTGTATGCGTTTTTTTTCCGCCAGCCTTCCCCACGGCCCCATGCTGAACAGGCGATTTAGACTCGCTGTTACGGCTTTTACCCTTAGTTGGAAGAACGGTTTTTCTTCCCACTGATCTTTTCTTGATGATATCAGAACGCTCATAGACTCCTTTGCTTACCTCCACATAGCCCGCTGGGATGGCGCTACCCATTGAGAACAGAGCTTATCTTGTGGTTGATGGCGGCAACAAGATCGTCCGCTGGCTCTTTTACCATGGATTCATTCCATTCGCTGATTGAGTAGAATACCTCAGAAAGAGTTTGTTTATAGCGGTCTCTTTCTTTTTCTGCCTTCTCAAGCAACACTTCGGTAATACCGAATGGTTGGTTGTTTGCCGTGCTGTAGACTCGTCCTATGGTCATATTCTTACTCATTGTTGTATACTAGTTTTAGAAGTTCTGCCACAAAATCCCCTGCGTCAATCTTTAGTTTTGCCAAATCCTCCAGTTTTTCCCGAATGTGCATGAATACCATCCTATTGCTTCGGGCTTGCTCAAGGTGATCGAAGTAATAAGCCAAAGTGGCATTTCCCCCTCCTCCGTACTCAAAGAATCGCGATGGGTCTCCTCCTGCATTTTCCAGTTCTCCATTGGACTCCAGCAAAGCCCGAACCGTAATAATGCTCACTGGCTGCTTGGAATTTGAGAGCTTCTTAATAGCCCGATAAACTAACTGATGGTCTGGGTAGAAGAAGTGGGACTCGGTAAGGTTTACAGACAAGGGGTCTGCTTCGGTCAGCATGCAGGCAATAGCTGCCTTCTCAGAGGTCTCATTCTTCGGGGCTAGTGGCCATTCAGCAACCTCTTTGCTCACTTGTCCCATCCTTCTTTGAGGTGGCCAAAGTCACGCGGCTCAGTCGTTTCGGTGAAGTTGCCGCAGATCCCGCATTTGTCGTAATGCCAAGTGGCTCCATAAGGATTGCCATCTGGACGCCGACCATGAAGCTGCCCACATGGTTGGCATATCCAATCAGGATACTTTTTGCTGAAGATGGAATCAAAGTTGTTTCTATAACTAGTCCAATTTTGGGTTCTTTGCCTACTTCCTTTTCCATTCATTTCGTATCTCCTTTTATTTTTGTTTCTCCTTCCGGCCCTCAAGCCACCGCTCAATCTCCTCAAATTCTGCGTTTTTCCCGGCGCTGTAAAAAAACATGAATGCCAGCGATAGCGCGTAGATAGCTGCGCATATTCCAAGGTCTGTGCTGCTTGCATCCCCAAAGTAAAACGATGCAAGCATAACGGCCCCAACAAAGGCCCAAATGGGAGTGATTGGGTTACTCATTTGCTGCCCTCCTTCAGCCGATCAAATTCGGCAAGTGCGTTCCGCGCAACGTCTCGGACAGCATCCATGCGATCCGGCAAAGTTATGACCCAATCGCAGTCAGCAAGACGTTGCATTTGCCCCGCCAGCCTCTCCGCGCACTCACGCCACCGGCTGCGCTCATGCACTAACTGCGGCCAATCTCGCTCATACGTGTTGTTGCTGGCTTGCAACGTCTCTGCGTCTTTTTCGGCTTCAACTAAAGCCGCCCGCAAT